GCCATCCCGCCCGGGGATGTTGGCGAGTACGTGTGGATCAGCGTGAGCATGCGCGAGGCTCGCAAGCGGCTCGCGACCATCCGCGCGTTACTCGACGCGCTACACGTGCCCTATGACTCCGTAGGCGACGCTGTAGAGCTCCGCGAACGTCGCCGGGCGCTCAAGGTCTACGCCGCCAGCTCGCGGACCACGGTCGGTATGACAGCCATCGGCCTCGTATGCGATGAGCTCGCACGGTGGCGCGACGAAGAGACGGGCGCGAACCCCGCAACGCAAGTGCTGGCCTCCGTACGCCCGGCGATGGCGACCATGCTGGGCGCCCATGAGTACCTCAGCAGCTCGCCGTGGTCGTACCTCGACGCGCACGCGGCTGCCTATGACCAGGGAGACACCGATGCACAGACCATTGCCTACGCGCCGAGCTGGGAGGCCAATCCCACGCTCAGCGAGCAGCGCACGCACGACCTCGAGCCCGACCTGCAGACTTGGGAGCGCGAATACAAGGCGATTCCCATGCCCGTCGGAGAGCATTCTTTCTACTCGCCCGCTCTGATCGCAGCGTGTATTGACGATGGGCTCGTGATGCCACGGAGCTCCCTCGTTGGCGAGCAGGTCGTGGCCGGCGCTGACTGGGGATTCCGCCGCAATTCGTCGGCCGTGGTCGTCGCGCACATCGCGCCCAACGGCGTCTATCGTCTCGCCGAGATCGTGGAGCAGATCCCTCGGCCAGGCGCACCACTGCCACCGGGCGACGTCGCCCGCGCAGCGGCTGAGGTGATGCTGCGCCACGGAGCTCGGGTCTGCTACGCCGACATGCACTACTCCGAGGCGATGCGCGAGCACTTGGCCGCGGCGCAGATTGCACAGATCGATGCCCCTCGGGATGTGGCAGCGCAACACGTGCGGATGCGGACGCTGATGGCGCAGGCGAGCGGGCCTGACCCGAGCGCTCCGGGGTACGCGCCTACGAAGCTCCGTATACCCCGGTCCGCGCGGCAACTGCTGCGCGATCTAGAGGGGACCCAATGGTCAGCCACAAGCGGCGGCTCCATTGCGATGAAACTGCCGAGCGAGGGGACGGCGCACGCTGATGTGCTCGCCGCCCTCGTGCTCGCGTGCTGGCAGCAAGCCGGCGAGACCGTGACCCAGACACAGACTCTGCCCAGGGGGTGGAGCCAAGAGGAAATGGAAGATGTCAGATCAATCGAAAGAGCAATCAAGGAGCGCAACCGCAAAGGCTACCCCCGCGACCCCCGCTGAGGTGCTGTTGCGGCGCGCATGGCTCAAGGAGCCGAGCCCAGTGCCCGGGCAGAGCGGCACCACCCAGGGCCTCGACGGCGAGCGGCTGCTACTGGTGTGGAGGCCGGCTGAGCAGGTCGTGACGGCCGAGGCATTCGACGCGGAGCACAGGTTGGTGTGCGCAATGCGTTACCCCGCAGCCTCCGTGAAATGCATGGTGGACCAATGATCGACCATACAGACAGGGGCGATCCGTGGTGGGAGCTAGAGGGGCAGGAGGCTGCCGACCTGTGCGCCGACACGGCTCACGAGGTAGACCACCGCACGCGCGCCCGCCAGGATGCAATCGCGGAGAACGAGCGGATGTACGAGGCCAACAGTGCAGCTGCCAATGCCATTGCTCGCCACGTGGGCTTGCTTGCGGCCAACATGATTGCTGGCTGCGTGGACACCATCCTATCCGAGGTGACGCAGCTCGAGGCGTTGCCCATGGTGCTCGTGGACGATGCGTCGTGGGAAGAGGGCAGATGCGCCGAAGCCATGACGTCCTATTTGGCGCACACGTTCAAGCACCGCGGCGTCCAGGCGTGCATTCGGCACGGAGGCGGCGATGCTGTGGTCGCCGGTCTCGGGGCCGTGCGCCCCCTCATCCGCGGCTCACAAGTGCAGTACGAGCGGCTGCGTCCGACCGATATCCTGATGGACGACGCCGAATGCACGAATGGGCCGCCCAATGAGATCTACCTGCGATTCTCGATCCCAAAGCGCACGCTCAAGATCCTCTATCCCAAGCAGGAGAACGCAATCGACAGCGCGCGTTCGCCCAGCCGACACGAAGGGCAGGACGCGGCGCACGCTCGAGACGACGCCGACCGCGCAGAGGTGATCGAGGCGTGGCACCTCCCCACTACGCCCGAGAGCGGAGACGGGCGGCACATCATCTGCGCGCACGGCTGCCCCCCATTCGTGCTCGAGTCCTACACGCGAGACCGCTACCCCATCGCATGGATCCGCGTGCTGCCCCCGCGGCGCGGATTCTGGGGCTATGACCTCGTGGCGCGGGCGGTTCCCATGCAGCTCGAGCTCGACAAGCTGCTTGGGCGCGTCCAAGACACCATACACTTTGCGAGCATCAAGGAAACGTGGGTCCAGAAAGGCTCATTCGTCATCGCGACCTACGGCAATGACTGCGGATCGATCTACGAATACACCGGCCCGCAGCCGCCCATTACGAGCACGCCGCCGCTACTCGGTCCCGACACAATGCAACTCATAGGGTGGACGGTGGACACGATCCGCCAGCTCATGATGGTGAGCGAGATGTCGATCACCAGCGAGAAGCCCCCGGGGATCGAGAGCGGGACCGCGCTCCGCAACCTGCACGACTTCCAGGCGCGGCGCTTCGTGCACTTCGAGCGCTCGTTGCAGCGAGCGATTTGCGACGTCGCAGAGGACGCCATCGCGCTCGAGCGCCAGCTCGGAGCCGGGCACAAGGTGCGCTTCGCGAGCGGAGGCAAGGCGGTCTCGAAGACATGGAGCGACATCGACGTGCCGGCCGAGCGCACCCTGATCGACGTCGCGCCCATCTCTGCGCTCAGCAAGGACCCGGCGCAGCGGCTGCAGCAGATCCAAGAGATGGTCGAGAAGGGGGCGGCGCCTGTCACCTCGATTGCCCGCATGGCCAATCACCCTGACATCGAGGCGATCTACCGCGATCAAACGGCACCGGAGGATCTCGTGCGCAAGCAGATCGGACAGATCCTCGAAGGGGGCGACTACATCGCCCCCGAGCCCTACCAGGATCTCGCGCTCGCGCGGCGCATTGGGGCAATCGAAGTGCAGCGCGCGACGATCGACGGGTGTCCGCCGAAGTACCTCGCCGAAGCGCGCCGGTGGCTGCTCGATGTGGACTCGCTGGTCAAACGCATCGCTGCCGGGCAGCTCGACGTAGCAGCCGGAGCGCAGGCACAGGAAGCGGCAGCCGTGCCGCCACCGATGCCACCGGGCGAGGGAGCGCCACCTATGCCCATGGGGCCCGGCGCAATGGGGCCAATGGGCCCGCCACCACAACCACCAATAGGGGAGGCATGAGCCATGAAGCTCAAACCGAAGAATCCGAGACGCAAGTTATCGCGCCGGGGGCGAGAATACCTGCATGATGTGACCCTGCTAATCAAGCAGTTGACGGCCGCCAAACGCATCGACCGGGGGACGCCGTGGCCCGCGCAGAATAGCACCCCCGCCGAAGACATCATGGAGGCGAATCGACTGATGGATCGATGGGACTACAACATGGATGAGGGCCGCAGACTGGGGCTCTTGCTCCGACGGAGATCACCATGCAAGCAGAACTAGCAGCACCGACAACCGCAACCGAAACGTCCGCTGCGCCCGCCCCCGAGGCGCCTCCTCCGCCAGAGCCCCCGGAGCGCAAGCGGCTCACGCTCGACGAACGCGTCGCGCTCATGAAGGCGGCGCCCCCGAAGCCACCGGCCGAAGAGCCCAAGTCGGAGGAGGCGGCGGCCGACAAGTCGGAGGAGCCGAAGTCCGACGCGGCACCCACAGAGCCCGAAGCCGACAAGCCAGCAGAGCCCGAAGAGCCGAAGTCTGAGCCGGCCGGGCCGGGCGAAGAGAAGCTCGGTAGGGGAAAGCTCGCCCGCATGGCGGCGCAGCTGCGGCGCGAGCAAACAGCGATTGCGCGCGAACGGGAGACCATCAAAGCCGAGCGTGCGCAAGTGGCGGAGGTGCTCGAGATCGCGCAGCTCGCCAAGCAGGACCCGGAGACGTTTTTCGAGCGCATGGCCAAGCAGGCCGGCACGACCACGCGAGATTTCTACGAGCGGCTATCGCGCAAGCGGATCGGGGAGGACACGCCGCCCGATCCACTGCAAGAGGTAGCGGCATTGCGGGCCGAACTGCAGGCGCTCAAGTCTGGATTGACTGAGCGCGATAAGCAGCAGCAGCAAGCGGCTAGCTCCGCGGAATTCAATGCACAATTGTCCGCCGCGGTCGATGAGGTGTGCACCCTGCGGCAACCCAATTTCCGCGCGAAATGGCCCCATGCTGCGGCATGGCCCCCCGAGCGATTGGCGTGCGATGCGCGGGCCATGATCCTCGATTGCGTGCGCCGCGGGATCGACGTGGAAGCGAAAGAGGTTGCGGACCGCCTCGAGCGTGTGGCAGAGTATGAATGGCAGCAGATGTCGGCCGCGCTCACGCCGGCCACACCTGCTACGAGTCGAGGAGCCACCGGGCCAGCGAAAGCTGCGCCGAAACCTGCTGGGAACGAGACGCCATCCGCGAATGCGGGAATCTCGGGGAATGCAGCAGCTAGTTCGGTCCCGGCTCGACGGATGGGCTACGAGGAGCGCGTCGAGGCGCTCAAGCGAGCTCAGCGATAGGCGCGGCGCATAGGGCGTAGCGGCCTCGAATCCTCCGGCCGGGACAACCCCGGAGGATTCGCCGTGACCGCTATTGACCTCACCAACATTGCCGAGGACCTCTTCCAATTGCAGGAAGACGGCATGCAGGAACTATGGACCCCCGCGTCCACGTTTCTAGCAGAAGTGCCCAAAAAGACGAACTGGGAAGGCGAGCATTGGGAGCTCCCAGGCATCTACGACGGGATCCGCGGCAGCGCTACGTTTTCGGTAGCGCAGGCCGGCAAGAGCGCGCCGAAGCTCTACAAGTTCTTGGTCGACAAGGCCAAGAACTACGTGATCGGCTCGATCGATTGCATGACCCTGAAAGCGACCGCGTCGAATCGCGGCGCACACGTCGAGGCGCTCTCCCTCGCTCTCAAGGCCGCGATGGAGGAATTTGGAAAGACCATGGCGTGCCTCGCATGGGGCAACGGTGGAGGCTCGCGAGGCCGCGGCGCATCGCTGCCGGCCGCCACAACGTTGCGTCTCGTGGACCGCTCGCAGCTGCGCCATTTCTCGATCGGGATGGAGATCCAGTCATCGGCCACCGACGGCCTCACCGGTGCGGTGCGCCCGGGGACCGCCACGATCCTCGGCATGGACGATGCGCTCGGTGACCTCTACACCGATGTAGCCTTCGCCACGCAGATCACTGGATTCGTCGCGACCGACTTCCTGTTTCGCGAGGGGGATTTTGCGGGCGCTCCTGGTGTCGGCATCACCGGCGTCACGGGCTGGTGTCCCGCAACCGCTCCCGTGTACGGTGGTGGAGACCTGTTCTGGGGTGTCAACCGTGGGCTCTGCACGCCGAAGCTCGCTGGCCAGCGAGTGGTGGGAGCCGGCGGCGTCATCTTCGATGCGCTCGCCCGAGCACGCGACTGGGGCGGCAAGCCGGATCGCCTCTATGTTCCCTCGGCCGTGTGGGCCGAGCTGCAGAAAAACATGCACTCAAAGGCATGGGTAAGCATTCCCGTGCCGACGAAAATCAACGGCCTCACGTTCCGCGGCATCTCGATTCCTGGCCCTGCTGGCGACGTGACAGCCCTGTGCGATCCAGCAATGCCCTACGATATCGGATTCCTCACGAGGCTTGATTCGTGGGAGTTCAAATCGTTGGGGGAGGCGCCGCACCTCTGCGACGAAGACGGCAAGACTGTGCGCGTCGAACCATCCAACGACGCGGTGGAGTTCCGCGATCGCGTCTACGGCAACTGGGGCTGCAAACGCCAGGTCGACAACGTCCACATCACGTGGTGAGAGGAGGAAACGACAATGTCACATCAGACAGCTGCACTCAGGATTGCTCACCTCGCACACGCGGTCGCGGGCGAGAAAGACTATGTGATCGATCAACTGACCCGCAAGACCTACCCCGTGCAGTATCAGGATCTGCTCCTGACGGACACGGGGCAGAGCACGATCTACATCCCCGAAGGGGTGACGTGCATCGCGGCGAAGCTGACACCGATCATCTCCGCGGCGCAACACGACACGAACTATGTCACGGTCAACGTTGGCTACGACAACGGGGCCGCGGGGGGCTGGACATCCCTGCAATCGATCACGAGCAAGATCACCGGTGGGGTAGCCCACGTGGCAGGCACTGCCATTGCGTTGGCGAGCATCGGGCCGCTCGTCAGCATCGCTGGCGGCAAACATTTCGGCATGCTGATCACCAAGGCCGGAGCCGGGATCCTCGTTGCGTACAACCTGACCCTGGATTGCCGGCTCACCTAGGAGCGCGCCATGAACACTGGACACATGGATCATCCGTTCCGGGCGCTCGCTCGCAACGCGGGGGCCGTGTTTTTTCGATTCACCACCACCGCCACCGCAAATGTGGCTGCAAGCGTGGTCGACCCCGGTGGACTGCTCTCTGCCGTCACAGCCCACACGCACCCCAGCGCAGGGGTCTACGTGTTTCCGCTGGCGAAGCGATGGAAGTACATTTTCCCTGAGTCGGTCAATCTCGCGAAGGACACAACCGCGACGTGGGGAAAGATTTCAGCCCTCGTTGAGGGCCCCGCGGCCGAGAACTCCGTGACGGTCTACATCGGTAATGCTGCCGGGGCCACAGACATACCAGCCGGCGAAGTCGTCACTGTGGTGCTTTTGATGATGGGGTGACGCCATGCCCGAGCTCAAAATCAAGTTCGGCAAGCTGGGCGACAAGCCGCCTGACCAAGAGGGCGCGGACCCGAAGACCGATGCGGGCGCGACCCTGTGCGAGCTGTTGAAGGTTGCCGAGGGCGACAGGGAAGAGTTTCTCGCCGCCCTCGACGCCTACGTCATGAGCGTGGACTGAGAACGGAGGCGGGCCCGTGGCATCGTCAATCACCCTAGCGGAGATGATGGCGCGGGCCCGCACCGCGGCCCAGATGGACGGGGATCAGGGCGAGGAGTTCTATCCCGACACGGATCTCGTGCTGGACCTGAACCAGGGGATCCGCGAGCTCTACGATCGCCTAGTCCTGGCCCGGGGCGAGGAGTACTACATCACGGGAACGAACACCGCGATCGTTGCCGGCACGTTCGAGTATGCCCTGCCCGCGGACTTCTATCGCTCGTGCGAGGTCACGATCGCAGACGGTGCAGTGTGGGCCGGGCCGGTCCTCACCTCGGCCGCCAACCATCATCCCATCGGCCGGTTCCAAACGAGTGAGATCTCGGACATGCTTCGCCGCTCGGCGAACGGCGAATGTTCGGACCACCGGTGCCTGCGGTATATGCTCAGGCGCACAACCATCGCACTTCAGCCGACGCCCCGCGGCTCCGCGTGGGTGATGATTCACCACTACATTCCGTGCGCAACACTCGTTGACGCGGGCGATTCATTCGACGGCATCAACGGCTGGGAGGAGGTGGCGATCCTGTACGCCGCAATCAAGATGCTGATCAAGGAGGGGACCCTCGACGTAGCCGATCGGCTCGAGGGGGAGCGGGCACGGATCCTCGTCCGGGTCGATGCGCTCGCGAGCACGCGCGACCAAGGGCTTGTCGCTACAAGACGCGACACGCGCCGCGATGGCTATGGCGCGCGCAACCGCGTGCCTCCGTGGGGGCCATGGAATGGGCCGCTATGAGAGGCCAACGCGCCCGCGTGGCGCCTACCCCTGTCACAGCCCAGGACCTCAGCCACCGTACTTCGGACGAGGCGGCCCGGCGCTCGCTGCTGCAGCTGCCCATGGCTGCCGGCCGTCCCATAGCTCTGACGATTGCGGCGGCCGGCACGGCCACTGCGCGCCATCTGCTCGGGGCGCAGCCCAGGGGCTGGTTCGTCACGGACCTGACCGGCGGCGGCGGCTCTGCTCCGCGCCGCACGGCCTGGACGCCCGAATCGATCACCATCGCAAACGACGGCGCGACGCCCATGGTGCTGCAGCTCTGGATCTGGTGACGCCATGCCGCAGTGGACCAAAGTCTTTGTGCCCGCCTCGAAGGCCATGGCGCAGCACATCGATCCCGACCTGAAGCCGATCGACACGCTGGAAGATGTGACTGACGGCTATTGGGACGCGGCCGGCTCGGTCATCATGCGGCCGGGGTTCTCCAAAGAGGAGCCTTGGGAATGGATCGAGGCAATCAATGGTCAACGGCTCATCCCGAGCGTTCGCGCACTGCGCTCGCACGGAGGGGAGCTCCTCGCCCTTACGCCTACCGGGCTCTACTCACGCTACCGGGTTGATCCCGATGACGACGGGATCGCAGGGTGGCTCCGCAAGGGCTCGGTATCCCCATGCGGGGGACGGTCTGTCCAGCGCTGGCGCGATGTGGGCTCGTGGGAATCAGTCGACATCTACTCGTGCGAGATTGACGGCCACCAATACCAGGTGTTTTGTGGCGTCGAACAGCATCGCCAGAATCTCGACCGCGCCGAGGAGTATGCCGGGCTCTACGCCGAGATCCACGACGAACACGGCAACGTGATT